ATGACGAAGAAAAAAGCACATAAACTTGGTTCAGCGACCATCGCGCTTAACAAGCGCGCCCGTCACGAATACTTTATCGAAGAAGAGTTCGAAGCGGGACTTGCCCTGCAAGGCTGGGAGGTTAAATCCCTGCGCGCAGGAAAAGCCAATATCAGCGACAGCTACGTCCTTCTGCGTGACGGAGAGGCATTTCTGTTTGGCGCTAACATCACGCCAATGGCCGTGGCCTCCACGCATGTGGTGTGCGATCCTACCCGTACCCGCAAGTTACTTCTCAACCAGCGCGAACTGGACTCATTGTACGGTCGCGTCAATCGAGAAGGCTATACCGTAGTGGCGCTCTCCCTATACTGGAAAAATGCCTGGTGCAAAGTGAAAATCGGCGTCGCCAAAGGTAAGAAACAGCACGATAAACGTTCAGACATCAAAGAACGCGAATGGCAGGTGGATAAAGCGCGTATCATGAAAAACGCCCACCGTTAAACCTGTAGTCCAATTATTGACCAGTTCCTCACCGCGCCTCCCTCTCCGGCGGCGCGAATGAACATCTTATTGGCTATCACATCCGACACAAATGTTGCCATCCCATTGCTTAATCGAATAAAAATCAGGCTACATGGGTGCTAAATCTTTAATGATAACGCCATTGAGGCTGGTCATGGCGCTCATAAATCTGGTATACTTACCGTTACACATTGGGGCTGATTCTGGATTCGACGGGATTTGCGAAACCCAAGGTGCATGCCGAGGGGCGGTTGGCCTCGTAAAAAGCCGCAAAAAATAGTCGCAAACGACGAAAACTACGCTTTAGCAGCTTAATAACCTGCTTAGAGCCCTCTCTCCCTAGCCTCCGCTCTTAGGACGGGGATCAAGAGAGGTCAAACCCAAAAGAGATCGCGTGGAAGCCCTGCCTGGGGTTGAAGCGTTAAAACTTAATCAGGCTAGTTTGTTAGTGGCGTGTCCGTCCGCAGCTGGCAAGCGAATGTAAAGACTGACTAAGCATGTAGTACCGAGGATGTAGGAATTTCGGACGCGGGTTCAACTCCCGCCAGCTCCACCAAATAAATCAAGGGGTTACGTGAAAGCGTAGCCCCTTTTTCTTAGGTAGTGGCGGCAAAATGGCGACAGACTTTTGCGTCCATCTTGCCTGTCGCCATCTTGAAATCATGCAAAGAGGTTTGACATGGAAGAACTTCACTTTGTTTACATCAATGCAAATGGTCGTATCGGTGTTCACTCAATACAGAGCATCAGTTATAGCGAAAATCACATACAGGGCATTTGTAAGAACACCGATCGAATAAAAACCTTCCGAAAAGACCGCATTCTTAAACAATACGATTCACAAGAACAAGCCATTCAGGAATGCGCGTCATTCCTCCCCGAAAACTACTCACATCTCACTAAGCAGTCAGGTCCGAAAAAAAATACATTCGATGTGTGTTTCACCGGATTTAAGCAAGCAGATAAAGAAAGGTTGGTTGATAAGGCGAATGAACAAGGATTAACGGTAAGAACATCTGTAACCCAAAACCTTCAGATGCTCTGTTGCGGTTACAATGCAGGCCCATCAAAAGTATCGGCAGCCAGGATGAAAGGCACTATCATCATAGATGAGCCTGGCTTTATACATTTTCTTGAAACGGGTGAGATCCCAGATGAATAAAAACCTGCCGTAGCAGGTTCTCTTTCTTAAAAATTCATATGGCCCTGACCACCTGGCAATGGATGTGGAGGGGCTGTGGCAATCACTGCAGGTGTCACAATAAACCGGACCACTGTTTCATGGGTAACAAAAGTGCTCCCGCAGTTAATATTTTGGCACTGGCAGTAACGCTCTTTGGTGCTTTCTGTTACTTGAAAACTGCTCCTTGTGTGCGCCGCATGACCACACTTTGGACAATTCATCATATCCAGATCCCTACCTTTGCTATCAGAATCATTGCAATGATACACAAAATATCAATATTGAGAACCATTTATTCCATTTCAAGATCACCAATTTTCACTTCAAGTTCAATACTGGTCGTAAAACCGTTATCCGGGCTGACGGTATGTGTCAGAGTCGTAATGGTCCATTCCGCATCATCTATTGGCTGTTTAAAGCCACTGACCTTCACAGGCATTTCCGTGTAGAGATCTGCCCGACCTTCCGCCAGTTGTAGCGAGAATGACGCAACACCGCGTTGCAGGCGTTCCCACTGCATTTTCGCCGCTCGTTCGGCGTTGCTCCGGTTGGCATAAGTGCGATTAAGTACCAGCACGTTTTCATCCGTCCCCACCAGATAATCGCCCTGCTTCGCTTCCGGCTCTTTCTTCTGCTTCTTAGTTCTGCGCTTACGCTTCACCGTGGTGCTTTCTTTCTTCGCGGGTTCGCGGGTATGCAACCAGCTGGCAATGACGCCCGTATAGGCTCCGCGATCTGCCAGGGTAAAGCGGTGACTGTCGCCGTCCTTACGCGTGATAGTGATCACCGGCAGTGGTTTACCGCTGGCGCTTTTGCCCTGTCCCTGCCGGATGAATAACAGATTGCCATTTTTCACCGACGCAATAGCACCGTACTGGCGCGCCAGTCGCATCAGAAAACTGCCGTCACTCTCATTGGTCTGGTCTATATGTTCCACGGGTTTATCTGACAGGTCTTTACCCAATGCCATCTTCAGTTTGTGCCGTGCAGCTATTTCCTTCACCACTTCCCCAACGGTGGTCTTGTGCCACGACTTTTCACGGCGGGTATTCAGCGTTTCACGAAAATCAGCACTTCGCGCCCGGATAGTCAGGCGGTCCGGTGCGCCAGTGTGTTCAATCTCGTCCACCGTGAATGCCCCTTTCGGGAAAAGCAGCTGCCCCTTCCAGCCCAGCGCCAGCGTAATAACCGCACCACGGCGCGGCAGCACGATTTTTCCGTCGGCGTCGTCCAGCTCCAGATCAAGCTGGTCTGCTTCAAAGCCCCGATTGTCCGTCAGCGTCAAACTCATCAGGCGGTTATCCAGCACAGTGGTGATATCCCTGCCCTCAATACTGATGCTGAATGCGGGAGTTTTGTTGCCTTTGTTAAGCAGTTCAGAGCTGAAATTCACGACAGCAGCCCTCCCACCGTTTTACTGATATCGCTTAAGGCAGACGTTGCCGTGTCCTGCAGATTATTCAGTTGCGCACTGAGATCACCGAACATATCGGACAGGGATTCATCCACCCGTTTGAGCGACAGGGTGAACTCAATCCGGCGCGGCATACCGTCGCGGAAAAACTCCGTTTTAGTCTGATTCAGTCCCTCAATCACATACATGCCGTAAATCGTGCCGCTGCCTTCAATCAGGGGCCATGCTTTCCCCTGTTCTGCCATCTGCTCCAGTACCAGCAACGACAGCCTGCCGCCTGTTATCTCCGGCATAAGAACACCAGAAAGCGTCAGCATGTCGTTGTCCGGTCCCAGAAACTGCGTGGACGGACGTCGGTTGACCCGGCTGTTTGCCGCATGTCGCCAGCTGCGTTGATACTGCAGTTCCTGATACGGCACAGTGCGCAGCATAAACACGTACAATCCCAGCACCATCATCATGCGTCGTATCCCCCCTGATCGCTGTAGTTACTCCTGGCTTTTGCCTTCAGCCTGCGTTCACGTTCATCAAGCTGGCGTGCCACCTCCCGCGCAATATCCTGCGCACTTTGTCCTGGCTGCGTCTGGATGATGATCTGCGTCGGTGCCTCAATCCGTTGAGCGGGCGGCACAGTGGCTGCACGACTCACCATCGCTTCGCCGCCTTTCGCGGGAAGTGCCAAAGGATGTAACGGCGGAAGCTCTGCAGGCGCGGCAGCAACGCCCATCATTCCGGCAACAACGGCAGCCAGTGCAGCTGTATTTCTCCGACTGGTCACGTTTGCCGGACCGTTGACAATTTCAGGCCCGTTTTCACCGACAATGCCGAACTGCCCGCGCGGGATATAGCCGCCGCTGTCATACATCCCCGCAAAGCCATATCCCCATGACGGAAAACCACCCGATGGCATCATCACTTTACCGTCTGCATTCACCGTCGCAGGTTGCTGACGCGTCACGCTTTCCGGCAGTTTCGCCTTTGCAGCCTCTTTACTGACAATACCGAGTTTCTCCAGCAACCAGGAAACGCCGGATTTCAGGGAGTCCAACGGATGCATGACCATATTCAGCCCTTCCGCCAGTGCCTCCCCGAATCGTCGCCCCATTGCCGCTGCGCTCTGCAGTTCGGCAGAGGTCGACTTAACAGGCGTCAGCAGATCAGTAAACCAGCCCCACAACGCCTGTACTTTGTCGCCAATCCACTGGAACACGGGCTTAAGCGGTTCGAATGCAGCACTGATGGGACCTGCCGCCGCTTTGAATCCTTCCACCACGCCACCGAGAAATGCGGTGATGGGTTGCCAGTATTTCCAGACAACCAGCGCCACGCCCGCCAGTGCAGTAACCACAAGACCTATCGGACTGAGCAGAGCACCTAACAGACCAGATACGGCATACAGGGCAACGCGCAGCATCGCCAGCGGACCGGATGCCAGCACACGCAGCACCGCGCCTGCGGCAGCCAGTCCACCGCGTAGTGCTGCCAGTGGATTCATAAACATCACAGCAACCGCACGTAAACCGGATAATCCAGACCGCAACAGTGCAACCGGCACACCTGCTACAGTTTTCAGGACATTCCCCGTCAGTGATGCGGTGCGGCGCAAAGACGACAACGGCGCAGTAAGTAAACCCGCTGCGTTGCCCGATGAAGCAAGCCCGCGTCGCAGCAGTGCCAGTGGAGCGCCAGCTAACCAGGACAACGCGCTGCTGGTTCGTGTTACTGCTGCCGTAACGGAAGGTAACGTTTTGATACCCAGCACAGAGAATCCCAGACGGATGACTGCCAGCGGCCCCAGCACTGCAGCCAGCGCCACCGCTAAGGTGCCGAGGCCTACGGTACCTCATTAATCGGTACACATGGCAGGCAGTGAATCTGTGCCAGAAAACCATCTATCAGCGTTGAATCTTCAGTCAGATCGGTAAGCAGCCAGATTTCTGGCGCATTGAGCTGATGCGGTTGATCTGGGTTGAGTTTGTTTCGCAGAGTCTGGACATTTATTCCTGCACGTTCTGCCAGCTTCGCCATATTGTGACGTAGGGCAAAAGCTCTACAGGCTTCATCAAAATGCGGATGTTTGGAAATCTTATAATCAAACATGCGGCCCCCTTAGAAAGGTCTCATAATTGAACTTAGTCACCAACGATGACATTAAAGTTGAAATTGGATTGGCCCATTTTTTTCCTGACTTGTTCCTTTTTGTACTCAAGGTAACGTATACATACTCTGTCTTTCGATTTTTCCTTTTTTTCCAAAAACTTAGCAAGTTTACCATTGTGAATCATTTGATATACCGAACCACGAGATCGGCCTTCCCATTCCGCGAACTCTGCAGGGGTCGCCATCACTTTTGGTACACGAATTGAAATGTCGTTGCTCATAGTGCAGTATCTCTTACTTTGTGTGCGTTTTAGTTCGTTTTAGCTCGTCTCTTAAAATCTCACATCAAGAGACATGAAGACATTACGATCTTGATTCAAGATTGTCAAATGGAGATTACCAATGTTAAACATCAGAATGGGTTCCGATACGGGAGGTAAGGCAGCTATTGAGAGGCTGCTTGAGGCTTATGGATTCACAACTAAGCAGGCATTAAGCGAGCATCTGAATGTCTCAAAAAGCACTATGGCAAACAGAGTGTTACGTGATAGCTTTCCTGCTGACTGGATAATTCAGTGCGCACTAGAAACTGGTGTTTCGTTGCTTTGGTTAGCAACAGGACAGGGAAGCATGAAAGAAGAATGTGAGCCTGAAAAAAGTTCTCATAATGAGAACAAACTAGCGATTAGACCGTTATCCAAACTCGTAACTCCATCTATTCCTAAAGGAACCTTGGAGAATGGAAAACTCCGTATTGATGAAAAGATTTTTCTAGACCACAGCATATTACCTGCACATTATGAAGAATCGATGTTCTTAGAAACCCCTACTGATTGTTATCTCATCGATAAATCAGTTAAACAAGTCAGCAATGGATTCTGGCTTATCAATATTGATGGAATGATTATTATTGCAAAAATCATGCGGATTCCCGGCAATAAGATTGTAGTAAATCAAGATGAAGCGTCTTTCGAGTGCTCTGCTGATGATGTGGAAGTTATTGGGCGCGCAGTCAAAGTAATAAAGAGTATCTAAACATGACTGTCAGAAAACAGCCAAACGGTAAATGGTTGTGTGAGTGCTATCCCAATGGACGCAATGGCAAACGCGTACGTAAGCAATTTGCTACGAAAGGCGAAGCCATTGCGTTTGAAAGCTTCACTATGGAAGAGGTGAACAAAAAACCGTGGTTAGGTGAAAAGGATGATCGGCGGCACCTGTCAGAATTAATTGAGCTGTGGTATTCCCTGTATGGTCGAACTCTCGCTGACCCCAAGCGTTTAATGGCGAAATTAAAAATCATTTGTGGTGGACTTGGTGATCCCATAGCCTCTGAATTGACAGCAGGTGATTTCACTAAGTATCGGGAAGCGCGACTAAAAGGTGACGTTAAAAACATTGATGGTGTGTTTATGTCGCCGGTTAAGCCTCGAACAGTAAACCTTGAACAACGCAATCTATCATCAGTTTTTGGAACTTTAAAAAAATTAGGCCACTGGTCCGCCCCCAACCCACTCGCCGGTCTACCAACATTTAAAATTGCAGAGGGCGAACTGGCATTTCTGACACAGGAAGAAATAAAACGCTTGCTGAATGCCTGTGCTGATTCTCAAAATCCCAGCCTACTTTTGATTGCAAAAATATGCTTAGCCACAGGCGCGCGCTGGAGTGAAGCCGAAAACCTGCAGGGTCATCAGTTATCAAAATACCGTATAACTTATACCAAGACAAAGGGCAAGAAAAACCGAACCGTACCTATTTCTCAGGAACTGTACAACGAACTCCCCAAAAAACGAGGGAAGTTATTCACACCATGCAGAAAAGCCTTTGAACGGGCGGTAAAACGGGCCGGTATCGAACTACCGGAAGGCCAATGCACCCACGTCCTGCGCCATACATTTGCCAGCCACTTTATGATGAATGGCGGAAACATACTGGTGCTGCGCGATATTCTAGGACATGCGGATATAAAAATGACGATGATCTACGCTCATTTTTCTCCAGATCATTTAGAAGACGCGGTGACTAAAAATCCACTAAATTTATTAAAGTGAGAAAAGAATGCAACAGGATAGAGATGTTGAAACTCAGTTAAATATGATGCTGAATGAGTTGTATAGTAATGAGGATTTAATGCCACCTTTTAAACCTAAAGGTGACATCGTTTCTGATTTTAACTCTCGCTGCAATGAATACCTTAATTTTTTAAATGAATTTAAAATTAAAAACAAAACCAGGCTTAATATTGATCTGCTAATAAAGCGAGTATTAAAAATACAACTAGGAATAACCGAGAGCCTTCAAGAGTTTTTAGCGGGTGACATCAAAGAGGCATATGATATTTTCGATGACACTTTTTCAGACAATCTTATTAATAAGCATATTCAAAGAATCACAATCCCCCTTAAGGAAATATGTAATTATGATCAACCACTCTATAGAGTACGCAAATCAGACAAGCCATTACTTAACAGGGAAGATATTTTCCATATACCATTTTCCTGCCGACACCTTGTCAGTGCTCAACGTTACTCAGTAGCGGGACTCCCCTGTTTATATCTAGGTTCATCTCTATATGTATGCTGGCAAGAAATGGACAAACCAGATTTTGATAAACTATATATATCCTCATTCATATCACAAGATACTAAATCTAAAATCCTTAACTTTGTTCCACAACTGAAAACCTCAATCAATACTAAAGAATGGAGCAGCGAAGAGTTAAGAACAAATAATTATATCAAAGCTTCGTATTTGGTTCTCTGGCCCTTAATTTTCTCATGTAGCTATATAAAAACACATGAAAACTCAAGTTTTACGCAAGAATATATAATACCTAATTTACTCATGCAGTGGATAAGCACACGGGGTCAATCTCCAATATCTGGCATAGCCTATTCATCAACGAAAATGAAAAAAAGTCTAGGTTCAAAACTTTCAATAAATGTTGTATTACCCCCCAAAGCCACATATAGACAAACGACTCAAAAAGATTTTTGCCCAAGGTTGTCATCATTATTTGATTTTACTCCACCTGTTTCATGGCAGGTTTTAAAAACATTAGAGTATCAGAATGCAATCCCTAAAACATCTGAGCAGGGGAAAGCTATCAGATTTCTTGCTCGAAAAGAAAGGCTATCTGGCATTACTGATTTTGATAGTGACATAATCAGACTTTACCCATTAACTGACTTTTATAAACTGGAAGTTTGTATGGATCGCTTATTTGATTATTCACCTATTAGATAG